CGTTCTCACCCATCGTGAGCAGACCCTTGGCGATCTGCGGAGCTTTCGCAGCAGCCGCTATCGGGAGCACGTTGCCGGCGAACTCACCGACATTGCCCAAGAGGCCATTGGTCGGGCGCGTGAGGCCCTGCTGCTGCATCCAGTCAGACCCGCCCACGGGGTTCTGCCCGATGACATCCCCAAGCCCGGCTTTACGCATCAGCCACGAGATGCCATCGACCGGAGCGGAGACGGTGGAGGCTGCGGCGTTGTTGAGGCCGTTGACGAAATCGAGAAGTCCGCTCATGTCAGGTAGAGATTGCGTTCAGACTCACGACGACGCACCAGTCCCAAGACCACTCGACCGCCAGCCTTGTCCCACATCAGGAAGGCGTTGGCCGCGGCCTCGAAGTTGCCCGCCTTGTGCATTCGCAGGACGGTCGAGTTGTCCAAGGACTGCTTGCCGATGTTCCAGGCCAGGCACTGCATGGCCGAGATTTGGTTCTCGGTCCCCTCGCAGTCGGGCTTGTAGTCCTCGAGCTCGGTCAGGAGTCGGGCGTCAGCCTCGGGAACGGTCATCTTGTCGTCGGGCTTCACGTCCTTGGTAAAGCCGTAGCCAATCGTCCACTTGCCAACCATGTCCCGATAGGCGTCCGCCCTGAAGCCTTCGTAGTGCTTCAGGAGGTCTAGTCCTGCTTGGTTCATTTGATCCTCGGGAGCCTCTTGCTGTGCAGGAGGTGGAACAGGGCTAGGTCTCCGCGCGCATTTCCATGCAGACGTACTTCACCCCCGAGGGGGCCCAGAAGTCCGCCTGATGCTGGGCCTGCCTTGCTGCGATCTGGCAGTTTTCGAGGCTTGCGAACGGCTTGACGATCTTTGGGGCGTCCGTCGCCAGGGTCGCCCAAGTCAGGACAGCCAAGAAGAACATCACACCAACTTCTGGCCGGCTGCTTTGTGGGCATCAATCGCTGACTGGAAAGCAGTCAACTGCGTGCCGAGCGAGTCGAGCATCGCGGTCACGTCGGCGTCGGTGATCGTTCCCTTGGCCGCGCGGTCTTGGTAGTCCGCCCACTGCTTGAGGCCCATGCTCACGAGGGCTTCGATAAGTACCGGGTCCATTACTTGCCTCCTTGCTTGGCGACGAGGGATGCCGTCAGCGCGTCGAGAGCGGCAGCGGCAGAGCGGAGATAGTTGGCCGAGGCCGTCGTGTCACCGGCAGCGGCAGCGGTCCTCGATGCCTTGACGAAGCCGAAGATGGCGTTGAGGCTGTCCTCGGTTGCCTGGGCTTGGGCGTCGGTCAGCTTGTTGGCTGCGTAGAGGGTCTGCGCGACTTGCAGGGCAGCGTTCAAGCCCTGCACGATGTCAGCGTCAGTCGCGTTCGGCGTGGTTCCGGTGGTCGCACAGCCAGCGATGGCGATGACGAGGCCGGCGAAGATCAGTCTCAATTTCATGGTTTCTCCGTGGTGGTGGTGGGGTCGGGCTTCGGCGTCCCGTCGAAGAAGTAGGCGAATGCGGTTCCAACGTCCTTGCCTACGAGGGTGACGATGGAGGTCAGGATTGCTATCTGCGTGGTGTTGAGGCTCGCCCCCATCAGGATCACGAGGACCCCGAAGGCAACGACCGCAAGAAGGGCCAGGACAGCGAGCCATGCGCGGGTGCAGTCAGTCATACCAGTAATCCTCCGGGGTTCTGATCCAGCCCATGTGTTTTGCAAAAGGCTTTATTGCCTTCTTCCACAGCCATTCGCTGAGAAGGACAATCGACAGCACAGCCGCCGCGTACTTCCCTGCGGTCGGGAGCCAGTCGAGCCACGCGAGGCTTACCCACGAGCCGATGCCCACGCTGGCCTTGATGACGGGGTGGTGGATGTCGTCCATCACGCGCCCCAGATCACTACTTGAACGATGTCGTCCGCTGCTGCGTCGGTGCTTCGGTTGAACGCCTTGAACCGACACGTAGTCGCGGAGGCTCCAGCACTGGTGACGTAGGTCGTCTGCCCGGTTGCGATGACGCAAGCAGTCGTGGCGCCTGTCGCAAGGTTCGTACTGAACGTCAGCGTCACATCGCCCGTACCGTTGCGGGTGAGGCCGAGACCAGGATCAGACGAGGAGACAATCGTCCCGCTTGAGGCGGTGTTGATGATTGCCCACCCCTTCGGGACCAATGCTGCGGAGTACGTCGTGTCTAGGTACTTGAGCGGGTCGGAGGCGTTGCCCGAGATGCGGCAGTCCTTGAAGACGTGCAGGTTCAGCGCCGCGCCGGTGGGGAGATGGGCCGAGGTCGTCGCAGACTTGTAGGTGAAAGCCGCCGAGCCGGTAACGATGTCTGCGTCTTCCACCAAGAGCGGCGCGTCGTCGGTGGCGCGGAACATCGCCGACCCCGATGGCATCGCGCCACCGTTGTACTGACCGCCGACGATCTTCATCCGTCCCCGACTCTGGTTGAAGTCGAAAAGGGACGTTGCGTGTACCGAGCCCTCGGTGTAGCAATTCAGGAGCAGCGTGTTCTGGACGTTGCTGCAAAAGAGATTGCGTCCGTTGTTCGTGAAGTCGCAGTTCACGAATGTCAGAATCATCCCGTTGTCGAAGTGAACGGCGTCTACCGTGGTCCCGCCGTTGAAGAACTTGCAGCGGGTGAACAGGTTGACGTTTGTGTTATTCCCGCCTCCGTGTACGGATACGACCGCCTGGAAATTGGCGTTCGCTGCCGTCTGGTTGAAGTAGCCGAACGTGCAGTCCTCTGCGTCGAGATAGATCAGGTTCGCATTGATGCCCGTTGCGAGATCAGCCTCGAAATGGACGTTCCGGAGCGTGAGTCCAGAGAGATAGTTGGTGTACCCGCCCCCTCCATCAGTGATCCCCTGTCCTCCCGCGCCGCCTAGGCGAAGGTTCTCGATCAGAGGGTTCTCGCTGCCGCCGACAATATCGAAGACCGAGCCAGGAATCGTGTTGCGGATGATCGTGCCTACCCCCTCCTCTCCGGTGAGATGCGAGGTGGATTGGAGCTCCACGAAACTAGTGATCTTGTAGAACGTGGGCGGCTTCGGGAAGAACACCGTCTTGCGGGTATCCACAGCCGCCTGGATCGCCGCCGTATCGTCGGTCGTCCCGTCACCCTTGGCGCCGAAATCAACGACGCTCACGGTGTCGCGGAGCTTGTCCTGTACCGTTCGTGGTACAGCCCCAGAGCCGGCTTGGAGGAAGCCGATCAGCGAAGCACCACCCGAGCCGAGGAAGTCGCCCGTCACGTTATCGACGTCGTAAATGACGACCGCCGAGGCGTCCTTCAGGATCATCCGGTAGGAGGCTGTGCCGAGATAGACGCTGGCCTGCCCGTCTGCATCGCAGAGCACGGGGTTGCTGTTGGGCGATCCCCCGCCCTGGTCCGTGTAGGTGGCGAGCGGAGTCAGCCCACCAGCGGCGTAGGTGAAGAGCTGCGCGCCGGGAACGACACCCCCTGCGTTGATCGCCTGGAAGATGCCGCCATTGAAAAGTACAGCCATGGGTGCCTTGAAATGAAAAAGGCTCCCGGAGGAGCCATAATGGATGCGTGGAGTACGTCTGGGTCTACTTCTGGGGCGCGGTCGGTTACCTCGTCCTAGCCTTCATCTACGGCTTCCTCAGGGCGATTGCTGCGCGCCGGCACGAGGCAGAGCGCGAAAGGCCGCAGGCCCGGCGAGCGCGTTAAGCTGGGGCGCGTTCTGCACCGCCGAGTTGATCGCTCGAGCGGCCAGGGACTTGAATGCCGCGCTCCTGTCCGCCATGAACGCCAGCATCCCAGCAGGGTTGTGAGCCAGAGAGGCTAGCCCCAGCGGGTTCTTGTTCGCGTCCAGCAGCACCCGCCTCTCCGTAACGTCGAGCGTCGAGAGCAGCCGGGACTCCTCTGCGTTCCACGGCCCGACCTCTGGGACGGCTGTCGAAATCTCGTCCTTCAGGCCCCGGGCCAGGGCTTTCTGGGCTTCTGTCGATGCGCTTCCCTGCTCCCCGTACTTGCCCCGGAGCACGTTGTAAGTCCCCGTCTTCAGGTCTTGAGCCTGTTGCACGGGGATCGCGTCACCAGCCGGCAGCGAAGGATGGTTCATGAAGTCCGCCCCGGCGCCGGCAATGGCATCCGTGTCAGCGGTCGGGCTGACCTGGTTGCTGAACTTCTCCAGCGTGCCCTTGAGGGCATTGAGCACCTTCGTCTTGCTGACCGTGGCGTCTGATGCGCTGATCGCTCCCGACACCTTGTCGTTCAGGTCCGAGATCAAGCCTTGCAGCTTGTTGACGCCCGCCTTCGTGGGGTTGATGCCGTAGTCAAGGAGCGTCTGCACTGCGGTGTCCGCCTGCCCACTCGAGCGCTGCGCCAGGGTCGGCTTTAGCGCGCTCTGCATCAGCCACTTGGCGAACTCCTCGCTCTTGTCTGCGAGAGCACCACCAGCGGCCCCCACGACCTTCAGGGCGCCCGGGAGAGCGCCGCCGATAGCAACACCGGTCCCTGCGCTTCCGGGGTCTACAAGCCCAACCTGAGTGCCGCCCGCAACCGCGCCAGCGCCAGTACGAAGAGCAAGATTGCCCGCAGCCGCCGCGAGCCCGGGGGCAGCAGCAGTGCCAGTAGTAAGCCCGTTCGACGCAAGCGCACTGACAACCTCCGGGGCCGCGCCGACCATCTTGGCGCCGCCCGCGAGGACGCCACCCGCACCAGCCGTTCCGGCGCCCTCGGCCGTGAGTTTACCCAGCTTGTACTCGGTGGACGTGGGATCGGCGCCGAGGTTCTGCGTGGCGTCGGTCATCGCCTGCCGTCTGTCTGTCCTGCCGATGCCGGTGATGTTGTTGGGGTCCGCACCGAGCGCGCGAGCGGCAGCGTCTACCGGAGTCAGGAGCGTGGCACCGATAGAGCCAGCACCACGAATCGCACCCATCCCCGCGTTGTAGACGCCACGCAGGGACATCCCGCCGAGCGACGGGCTCCGCATGTCCAGCACGGAATCCAGGGCGGACGGCTGTTGAGGCTGTAGCCCCGACACATCGTGGCCGTTCGCCTGCAACTTCGCCACCAGATCGGCACGACTCATCCCATCGGGCACGCCTTGGATGACGGTCCCATCTGGCATCTGAACGTCCATCTATTTCAGGTCCGAGAAGTTGACGACCTTGCCGGGAGCCGCCGCAGGTTGTGCGTAGTTCGGGAGCGTGGAGTCGGGAAGTCCCGCCGCCTGCCTCTGCTGGAGCAGCGCGTCGTGCTGCGCGGACATCAGGTTGCGGTATTGCGTGATTACGCCCTTGAGCTGCGCTGGGCTCTTGGCCTTGTCGAGCGAGTCCTTGAGTTCCTGCCGCTCCGCAACACCACCACCACCAGCGACGATTGCCTTCACCACCTCCTTGCTCACGATGTCCTTGGCGGCGTCGAAGTTGGTCGGAGCGGGGTTGCCGGTCTGCGTGGCGACGGTCTGCGCGACCTTGTTGATGAGTTGGATGTTGCCGTTGTCGAGCGCGTCCGCGAGTTGTCCGAGTTGGTCCAGATGCTGCCCGGCGACCGCAAAGGAGCGTAGCGAGTTGCCCTGTGGCCCGGAGGTGAACGCCTTCGCCGCCGCAGCCTTCGCTCCGTAGGTCGTGGCGTCGTAGTCGGGATTGATCTGCATGACGCGGGCCATGACTTGCTGCCCGGCAGGACGCGCGAGGGCGAAGCCGCTCAAGGGTGCAATCTCTCCCTTGGCAATCGCTTGAGCCATCGACTCCACGTTCCCATTGACGGAGCCATCCGTATTGAGACCGGCAATCTGGAGATCCTTGGTGATGTTCGCCCGGTTGTTTGCGGTAGACGTGGCGTTGGTCATCGCCGTCGTCTGGACGTGCGTGGCGTTGGTCGCGTTCACGTTCTGCTGCGTCATGTTCTGACCGCGCAGAGCCGTTTGGTTCTGGATGTACTTGTCCATCCCCATCGCGTTCTTTTGCAGGAAGTCCTGGAACTGCGCGGGGTCGGTGGGGACTTGAGCAAGCACCTGATCCTTCGGGCCGAAGGACTGCGCGACACCGGCTGTGCGGGGATCGCTATAGAGGCCGCTCACCCATTGCGCGTACTGCTGCGGGTTCTGCACGTTCGGCAGCATCGAGCGATAGGACGAGAGCGCAGACTCCGTGGCCTTCGCGTTCGCCTCTGTGCCCTGCCCCCTGAACTTCTCGGTCTCGGCCTGTTCTTTCTGCTGCGAGATGATCTGCTGCCTGATCTTCAGCGCCCCGAGCGGGTCCGCCTGAGTCAAAGCGGCCATGCCCTCGGGCGTATTCGGATCGGCCCCACCAGAGAGCGCCGCGCGCAACGCCTGGTTCGCATTGAAGTCGCTCTGCGCCTGCTGGATCTGGATGCCGCTGTGGGCAAGGTTGGCCTGGGCCAGGGCGTTCTGCGTGAGACCCGCCTGCACCTGCATCGGCGAGACCTGCTGGAGCGGATTGGCGGCGAAGATGTTCTGTACGGGCACGTTCAGCCTCCGATGGTCTTGCGGGTGCCGTAGAGGCTGTTATTGAACTGCGCGTAGGGGCTGTTCCCGTAGTTGAAATTGCCCAATGCGTTGTTCACCTGGTTCTCGACGTTGGTCCCGGTGCTGAGGTCAGCACTGCCCACCGCACTCCCCAAGCCCGTGAGGTTGTTGGAGATGTTCGTCGTCCCTGTGGCTCCAAGCTGGGCGGCTCCGGTGTACCTGCCGAGGATCGAGTTGAACTGGTTGTTGGCGTAGTTCTGCCCGTACTGCTGCGAAGCCTTCATCTGGGCGCCGCTGTAGAGCCCTCCCTTCGATGCTGCGGAGCGGTCGAGAGCCGTCTGTCCCTGGTTCAGATTGAACTGATACCCCGGATCGCTCGTGATGGACGAGGGGTTGTCGAGGAGACCTTGTGCGGTGTTGAGGTTCTTCGCCCCGAAAGCGGCATAGGGCGCCCACATCGCGTTCGCCTGATTCGTGGCGTTCTGTAGAGCCCCGGTGGCCTTGTTGGTCGAGTAGAGCCCGATCAGGCTATTGATGAGCCCGCCGCCGACGTTGGTCAAGCCGGGGTTGCTCTTGAGGAAGCTGCCGATGTCTCCGAGCGTGCTGGAACCCGCCCCACCCGCACCACCCGCCGCCGCGTTGGCGTTCTCCAGAGCACCGTAAGCCGTCTGATCTGCCGTGAGGCCAGATGCTCCCGCGTCGGTGCTCAATCCACCCGGGCCCGCCGCGTAACCGGGGGCCGAACCTGCCCCGGTGTAAGCCGCATAGCCGGGGAGATCCGTGCCCGCCATCCCACCACCAGTCGCAGGCGCGCCCGCAGCGCCGCCGCCCATGTCGATGCCCTCGAAGGCGCTCGGCGCAGAACTAGCTGCCGTGGGTGCGCTACTGAGCAACCCAGCCCCAGCAGCACCGCCGTACAGGCCCATCAAGGCCATCGCGCCAGCGAAGGAGCCGTCGTCCTGCTGGAGATTGGCCGCGAACTGATCGCTTACGGGGTTGCCGCTCTGGTCGAACAGTTGCTGCGTTGCCTGGTTCTGCCCCGGCGCCGCTTGCTGCCCGAGCTTCCAGCCCTTGCTGTTGAGGAAGTCCTGCCACGAACCCATCGAGCTCGTGTCATACGGGTTATCGACCCCGCTGAACGCCTGATTCTGGGTCGGGGAGTAGCCCTGCGACTGCGCCCACGAAATCAGGTCGGGGCTGATGCCGTCCGCCCCAGCGAGGCGGGAGGTCTGCTGTGCGCCATCCTGTCCCGAGGTTTGCCCGGTGTTGATGACGAACTGCGGGTTTGCTAGTGCGTTGAACATTTACTCTCCACCAGCCCCACCGCCCGGCGATTCGACCGGGGGAGGAGGGGTAACTTCTTGTCTGACGAGGACCACCGGAGGGACAGCCGCGACACTCGTCAAGCCCTGGACGACTTGTCTCAAAGCTTCGAGGGATTGGGCGTTCGCGGCGTTCTGCTGGTCCTGTGTGGCCGTCACTTGGGCCTGCACCGAAGATATCTGCGAGGTCAACTGGCTTTGCGTCACCACCTCTGGTAGAGATGGAAAAGCCGCCCCGCCGAGCTTTCTCGCACCGAGGTCCTTGATGTGGCCCCACCAGTCGTCATTGATCATCACCGGCTTGGTCTTGTCGCCGTTGATGTAGCCGATTGGAACTCCGGGATGCGGTCTCCACTTCTTCTTGACTGGAGCCGTGACCAGCGCAATCGTGGCCGTACTCGCCCCTCGCAGCGGGAGGAGTGCCGCGAACGTCGTGGAGGTCGTTGCCATCAGTCAGGGACAGAAAGCGAGCCAGCGGTGACGGTATGTGTCCCTTGTACCGAGTGGACTTGTTCTGTAATCGCAACCACCCAACAACCTGAACCAGCACCAGAGGAGAGGTCGAGAGCCGTCCCACCCGAAGTCGCAGCTACAGCGAAGGTGTCCGTCAGGGCATCCCTTACGAAGTAAGTCACGCCCTCGGTAATCCCCCCAGGAGGCGCCCCGAAGAAGACGATCTTCTGCGTGTCCGAGTACCCGTGTCCCGTGGCGTAGACAAGATCGAGGGACGGACTGACCACGAAGTTCTTATACAGGCCCCCACCGTTGGGGATGGCGAACTTGAACGAACCCGCGCCCCAGACTCCAATCCACTTGATCGTGCAGGCCGGAACGTCGAAGGCCACGGAGGCATTGAGAAGACGCGCCCCACCGCTCGAGGCGTTGAACGTCGCAGCTTCTCTCGCGTAGGCAGGAGAGCCACCCGTCACCTCGCTCGCGCCCGTGGTGCCGGGATAGTCGGTGTGCAGGGACAACTGATCCATGATCACGCCGTCGAGGGCTTGATTCTTTGCTACGGTCGCGAACGTCATGACCTACCCTGCGCGCTCTCGAGTTGAGCATCCACGATGTCGAAACGTGCGTTCCCGGTGAAGCGCACCTTCCAGGCACGGTGTTTCGACCGCCCCAACATGCGCCAGATCAGGACCGCGAACTTCTCCCCCACCCGTCCGAGTTCCTGGACGATGGGGTTAGACCACGACTTCCCGGAGTTGTCCGTCCACGAGAGCTCGACCAGCGGGATCTCGCCCTGCGGTGTTTCCCCGGTCGTGCAGTTCAGGTGGAAGGCTCCGTAGAACGTCCAGCCCATCGAGTCGTAGTACGGAGAGATCCGTTCCCGTACCAGCGGGTCGCCCGCCTTCTGATGAACGTCGCTGTCCAGGGCGTATACCTTGCCGTCCGAAGCCCCCAGCAGGTGCTTCCCGAAGGCAGACGAATGACACACCGCCCGATCCGGGGTGAACTGACCCACCCCGTCCAGATCGACTCGCTCGTGCCACTCCCCGGCCCTGATTTCATAGACCCACGTAGACGTTAGACCGGGCGCATTGAGGGCATAGAAGGTCGCGCCGTTCTCCTGGTAGCAGTAGGCGTTGGCCTCCGAGACATCCGAAGCCTGTAGGGCCTCCTCCACAGCCACGTTGCTGATCCGCACCGCCTGGTATCCGTTCAGGCGATAGACGACTCCGACCCCGTTTCTGTCCTGTCCGACCCAGAAGGCAGAGTTGTCAACTGCGCGAACAGAGTGGGGAGCCATGCAGCCCACTTCGATGGTAGTTCCCTCTCTCTCGAAGGGAAAGAGAGCCGCCCCGGAGTTGAACCAGACCTCTGTACTCGTCTGCCCGAGGAGGATCACCCGCCTCTGGACAGCCACGATCCCCACGAGGTCGTCAGGCTGGCTCTCCGCGGTGGCGAAGTCGAGGGGGTCTTCCGTGGTCGCGTCGTTGATCCCGGAGATGTAGAACTGTCCCGTACCGGGTCGCCTGAAGAAGAAGTAATTGTCCGAAAAGCAGACCGTCTCCGAGCCGTAGAAGCCCGGGGAATCGATCTGGGTAAATGTGTTCGTCGCGAGGGAAAGGACGTACCCGTTGGGACCGTCCACGATGACCAGTTGGCTGATCCCGTACGCCATCTCCACGACGCCCGAGGAGGTCTGGAGCACACCCCGATTCGTCGCTACGCCGTTGCTGTCTAGCTCATAGAGTGAGCCACCCGCCACGAAGAACACCCGGTCGTTGGTCGCCAGCGTCCCACGGACCACGGACCCGAGATCGGCGAAGACCGTATACCCGGGGACGGATTGGAGAACCGCCCCCTTCTCTGCGCCCTCGAGTGGGACGAGATACATCCCCACCGTCCGCTCGATGGACGCCTTCTTGAGCGCCAGCGAGTACGACGAGCCGAGGAAGTTCACTTTTGCCGCCACAGCGCCCGCGCCATCTTGCAGTTCCTGCCGTCGTAGTCCTTGGAGCACTCCTCAGCGACGACCTCGCACATCTTCTTTCCAGCATCGATGAAGACGAAGTAGTCCTCAGCCTGGAACCGCCCAACTCCTGCGACAAGAATCCCGTTCGGATAGAGGAGCTTGAAAGCCGCTATACGTTCATCCCTGGTCCCGATTGGCACCCTGTTCCCCATTCCTTCGACCCGACAGCCGTTCGCCATCGCGTCACGGCACTCCCTGACCATATGAGCTATGAGGTCGCGTTGTTCGGGGGTTGCGGGGGCGGCTTGTGCCAGGCTGACGAACAGGAGCAGCAGGAGTGCTTTCACTGGCGGACCTCGAGGGCGAAGTTGTAGTCCTCGGTCTGGCTGTAGTTGCCGACCGTGACCTGATTGAAGGGACCCGAGGGCTGGAACAGCTTCACCCAGAGGACGTTATTGGTCGTGTCCCGCCAGTAAGCCGTCGTCACCGAGGCAAGCAGGATCGCTTTCGATGCAGCAGAGGGAACCGCCGTACCCGTCCCAGCGGTGTAGATGTTGGAGGGGATGACGCCTACGCTCGTCAGGGGCGCGGCATTCGCCCACGGGAGACCGACATAGACGAAATCCGCTACGTTGTCGAATCCCTTGATGAACTGATATCGCCCGCGCTTGATTGCGTGAGTCGTGGAGGGCATCGTGAACCGCACCGCCCCACCAATCGGAATCGAGCAGATGCCCCCGGGGAAGTTCTGCCCCCCCGTGGGGTCGGTGTCATACGTCGCCAGCGAAACATCCGCGAGAGCTGTCGTGTCCACCCGCTGCCAGAGGATGCGGTCCCGGGAGATGTCGTTCGGAACCGTGTCGATGGGACCAATCCCCGCATTGCTGCCGAGGTTGTCCATCGGATAGATACCGATCTGCTGCGTCGTCGCGGCGCGCATGCCGATGGGGATTCCGTTCGCCGTCAGGGCTGTGGTCGTCTGCCCCGTCGTGAAGAAGGGCATGTCCGGGATGCAGGTAATCCCAGCCCCCGCATTGAACATTGTCCCCCAATGGTCATAGAACGCAGTGCACATCGCGTTCCACGGGGAGCCGTTGAACATCGAGCCACCCGACCATGTATTGAATGGCGGAAGGTTCTGGATGTTCGGGCCCGGCGTCATGTACATCGCAAAGCCGACCCCAATCCTCCAGTTGGTGAAGTCCTTGGAGAAACTGAAATAAGGCTGCGTGTAATTATCGAATCCGCCGAAGAAGCAGCGCATCCACAGATGGCTCCGCGCATCCCGCCCGAGGGGAGCGGGAGTGGTCGGTGCGTACCCGATGGCCGTCAGGTCGCGGATGTGGAAAGTCCCGTGGTAGGAGACCGCGCCGTTCGGAATGCCGTAGTCCACCCCCTCGTCGTTGAGCGACTTCTCGATGAAGGTAAATCCAGTCCCCGAGCCGAACTGCGTCGTCCCGTGCAGCGAGAAGCCGAAGTTGTCGGCGAACCGAAACCCGGTATAGACGGGGATGTAGACGGTGTGGTGGTAGCCACTCCCCGACCCGAAGGTAATGGCTCCCCCGCCGTTCTTCCAATAGAAGTCGTTGCTCTGGACCCAGGGGACCTCGGGGCCACCCATCGTTCCATCGGAGGTGGGACGGAGCTTGCCCGGGCTTCCGAGGTTTCCCTCCTCATCGGCTTGGGAGAGAAGCCCTTCCCGACCATGGACCCGGCCGCTGTGGCCCTCGTTGCTGTCCCACGTCAGGGGCGCGTAAGCCTCGGGGAAGATGTTGACCTTCGAACTGACGCCCCAGCAAGCGGCGGTGGCGCCGGAGGTGCTCGTTCGCGAGATCGAATTCCAGATTCCAGGTCCAACCGTATCCCCGCAGACGTTGCGGTTCACGTTGTTGTTCATGTTGGTGATCCAGATCCCCGCGGGGCCCTGGAGATCGTCCCAACTAAACGTCCCATCGTGCTTCTTGATCCGATAGCCTCTGGGTGCATAGGCAATCTGTGCCGGGGTGTCTCCCGTGCCCGGGTCGTTGGTCCTGTAGACCCGACAGTCCTCGAGCGTGTTCAGCATCTCCGAGGCGTCCTCGAAGAAGAACGCATGCCCGTAGATGTTCCACGCATAGCAGCGACGAACCTGAACGCCCCGACAGCCGTGGAGGGTCACGGCCCGGTTCATGCTGTTGGTAAACGTGCAGTCCTGAATGACCGCATTCCCTGCGGGATAGTCCCCCAGTACCGCCCCGGTGGCGATGACATAGCTCGTCATGTGGAAGTGGAAGGGATACCTCCCCTGCAATCCACCTTGGCCGGCGTTGTCCCACTGGACGCCCTGGAGAATGATGACGCTCGTCGGGGCACCAGATCCCTGCATCACCATGTCGTGAGAGCCGAACCGTTTGTTCGTGAGCTCGGCGTCGTTGAATCCCTGGACCTTGTGCCTGCGGGAGACGTGGAGAACACGCGCTCTCTGATCCAGTGTCGCGGGGATGTTCGTGGTGGCTCTCAGTCCTCCCGTCCCGGTCGTGAACCCCGTGGAAGCGTCTACGGTCAGGGTGTTGTTGTCGTTGAGGTACTGGACCTTCGCCCAACGCGAAAACCCAAGGCCGGGAGTGATCGTGACACTAGCGAGCCCGTTCGTGTCCGCGACGACGGTGAACTTCTCCGTCCGGTGAGTTACGGGATCGATGTAAAAGCCTGTAGGGCCGATGATGATCTGGTCCCCCGCCTTCCAGTCCACGCCCCTGTCGAGGGGGATGACCGTGGTCCCGTTCGGCAGCGAGTTGGGTCCACCGATGGCCGAGAGGTTTACCCGTGCCTCGGTGACCGAGGGGACGAAGCCGTAAATCTTGTACTGAAAGCCATCGGACATCAGGAAGCCGCGAATGGCTCCCGCCGATCCGTTGATGCCCCCCGAGTCGCCTGGATAGCTCGCAGTCGGCGTGTTTCCAGAGTGCGACGGCCCAGGGTTGTTCCCAACGAGAGCCGTCCCGTACATCGTCCGCGTATGGACGCGAAGGTTCGGGGTCGAGGAGGTGCCCGAGAGATAACGACCCGTGCTCGAGCCGATGAGCTGCTGCACGCGAAGCTCGGTGTCTACCGACGTGGAGACGATCAGGTCTCCCGAGATCGTGAGGCTGTTGAGGATCGGCGTCGTGACATCGAGGACGACGGCCGTCCCATGAGGAATCGTGATGTTGTCGCCGGCCAGCGGGAGAGATCCACCCCACGTCGCCGGGTCCGACCACAGCGTTCCCGTGGGAGGAGGTGGCGGAGGAGGAGCGACCGGAGGTGGCCGCTTGTGGTTCCCGGAGAGAAGCATCAGGAGCCCACGTCGTACCGGATGGCTTGCAGGAAGATCGGAACCCAACGACCAGCGGTGCCCGTCTCGAGATCGACCGTGAGCGTTCCGCCTGTCGTCGGGCGGTAGCTGATGACCCGATCAAACGGGCTGATCCCGAACTGGTGCGTATTGGTGAAGGTCTCCACCAGAGGACCCGCGCTCCCATCGCTGAGGGTGCAAGTCAGGCGACCGACCGTGACCGTGCTTGCTGCGGGCTCGTCGGAGTCTTCGTAGAAGCCGAACACCAGGCCGAGCTTGCTGAGAACACCCGTGGTGGACGTGACCGTGAAGCGAATCCTCGTGGTCCCCGCCTCGGTGGTGACGTTGTACGAGAATGCGTGGTCCCCGTCTCCGTTCGCGGCTCCAAAATCGTTCTCGGCCAGCGTGAACGGCGTGGTGTAGGAGGTTCCCGCATAGTCGGAACTGATCGAGGTAACACTGCCCCGTGTGAGGTTCGTGAGCGAAAGCGTTCCGATTGCCGTCCCGCCCGTCTTGCCGGCGTTGTCTCCTCCGTCTACGTAGCCCCAATCGCTTGCCCCGACGAGGGTCATCGCGGCGGCACCGAAAGGAGCGCTGCTCAAGACCGGAGAACCGCCCCCACCCCCCGCAGGGATCGGGATCGTGTTGGTCGTGAACGTCGTGGGCGTGAAGGTGCAGCCGATGGAGTGGCTGGCGTCACCCGAGACGAGGAGGTACGTGCTCGCGGTCGCGCTCGAGATGTTCGAGCCGTCGCGCGTCCACTGGAAAGTCCCGGTCCAACCAGAGGCAGGAGTACAGGTCAGCGTCGAACCGACCGTTGCACTACCAGTGACCGTGGCGAGCGTGAAAGTCCCGCCCCCTCCTCCGCTGTTGCTCGGAATGGCTGAACGCCAGGCACTCCCATTCCACTCAAAGCCGCCGATCTCGTTCGGATTAAGCGTGAGCTTGTAGCCTGTGGCAGCAGACGCTCCGGTGAACGTCATCACCCCACTCGCACCCGCGTGGGTGACGGTGATGAACGTCCCGTTGGTGGGAGAGCCACCGGCGCTGATCGGGAAGGTGGTATCGAGGGTGCCGTGCCAGAAGTTGGCGCGGTCGCCGTTGTTGGCCGCCGTCAGCGTTACCGTCCCCGTGCCGAGATCGACTGCACCGAGGATGTCCGCCTTGAGGGCAATTGCAGCCGCCTGGAGCGTGCTGACGGGCTTGTCCGTGTCTGCGGTGTTATCGACACTCCCGAGCCCGACGTGGACCTTGGTGACACCGGAAACGGTGCCGGTGAAGACGGGGCTTGCCGTGGGAGCTTTGGCGTTCAGGGCCGCTTGTTGGGCTGCGCTGACGGGCTTGGAGTTGTCCGAAGTGTTGTCTACGTTCGCAAGTCCGACCGTCGTCTTGGTGATCCCCGAGACGGTGCCGGTGAACGTCGGGTTCGCGGTCGGAGCCTTCGCCGCAAGAGCGGCAGACAAGGGCGCGTTGGTCGTCGGCAAAGGAACGGTGGACGAGTCCGTCAGATCGACGTATCTCGATGCGCCTCCACCACCACCACCCGTGCCCGTGACGTAACCCAAGAGGTTCCACGTAGTTACGCCGTCACCGATCTTGAGCTTGTTGGTGTCGGTCTCGAAGCCCTGCTGTCCCGCCAGGAGAACCGGGTTCTGGGTGGCCCATGCGGCAGCGGTCTTGTTGGCGATCTGGATCGGGCCATGAATGGCTGCGGTGCTCATGTGTTGTCGATTGCGCCGTCGTAGTTGTCGCCGGAGAAGCCCGGGGGATAGAGGGAGCCACCAGCGGACTCGTAGCCCTCGAGTTGCGGGGTGACGTGGTTGCTACGCTTGAGCACCCGTCTCGCCCTCAAGGCTCTCTGCTCGAGCGTGGGAGGAAGAGGCCGGGAGAAGTCGTCCGCGAGGTCTTCGGCCAGGGAAAGCTGAAGACATCTCCTCGTGCCCGGCCTCAGCACAACGTCGGTATTGAGGGAGGTGAACTCCGAGAGCCGGCTGTACACCCCGACGTGGATCTCCACATGGGAGGGGACCGGGTAGAGAGAGAAGATGCCCGACCCGTCGTCGTAGTAACCGACCCGAGGCCATGGCCCTAGAACGCTCTTGAGCGAGATCGAGGCGAACTCGTCGTAGTTCACCAGGTCTATCTGGCGGTCAATGTTGGAGAAACGCGCGAAGGCGTGTTCCAGTCTCAAAGGCACGAAGGGGACGACGATGGTCCCCGTGGGTCCGATGGTGATCGTGGAAGCCGTCGCAAACCCGCTGTATTCGTTCGTGGAGAACGCATAGAGCGATTCGATGGCCCACGCATCGAGCATGTCGTTCAGGCGCTCGAGGCCGAGTTGCGCCTCTTCGGGACCGAGGCTCTGCCCCGCCTGCTTGACGCCGATGATGCTCAGGGCACTCTCGACTATGGTTCGCGCGGTGGTCATACGTAGGTCGTGTTCTCGTCACACACGGGCGAGTCGGACTCGGAGCCCCCCGCTTGGCGCAGGAGGTAGTTGTGGAAGTTCCCGGGAAAGACTGCGGTCGGCGTGTGGTGGTTGATCTGGAGCTTGGGAAGAATCCAGATGTCTCCACACTTCTCGTTCCAGTTCCGGCTGAACGCGTAGTCCTCGCCGTACCAGATTCCCTTGTGCACCCCGTGGTTGAAGAGGTCCACGCACAAGGTCCCCTGCTCCAGATACTGAAGTTCGGGATAGAAATACATGAAGCGATTGATCCCCGCGCGCGTGATGCGAAGGAATCCCGCAGGAATCGTTGCCGCCCGCACCGCACCATCGGCGCGGACCTGGGGCTTCCCGTCAATGCCCGCAAAGAGCGCCCCCATGTACTCTTCCGGCCCATTCTTGAACCGGTAAGTACCCGCGACGACATCGCCCTCCGCATGGAGCAGTGACAGCATGTCCTCGGGGCGCCACGAAACGTCGTGGTCGATGAAGACGATGGCGTCGGCGTTCACCGCCAGGGCTTTGCGGAGCATGTTGGCTCTCGCAGCCGAGATGTAGGGGCATCCGACCTCGTAGACGGATGCGTCCTCCCACCCCGCCTCGTTCAAAAGCGGGAGGGAGGCTTGCAGGCTGTCTAAGCAAACCTGATACGGTCGGGTGATCGTGGGTATGCAGAAGACAACCTTCTTCATCAGCTCGTAGCCCAGACGCCCAAGCCGATCAGCGTGTTCTGGATCTCCTGGATCGTCGCGAGTTGAGTCGCGCCGAAGGAGGCAGAAGTCGCTTGTGCGCTCGTGGCGTGAACCGCCGAGCTGTAGGGACGCTGAACGACTGGAACCGCGCCGTAGAAGGCAATCTTCTCCAGCGGGCCCTGCGCGATGATCGCGCCGTCAGGGCTGTTGTAGGTAACTTGCTCGTATGAGGCCATGTCTCTCTTTCAGAAGTTGGAAGACAGGGGCCGAAGCCCCCGTCAAGATCACGAAGCGGCAGCGCCCACCATGCGGCAAGCCCACTCCGGACGGAGCGAGGCGAAGCCGTAGAGGATGTCGATACGCATCAGTTGCTCGTCGTTGCGGATGTCCGACGCTTGCCAGACGCGCATGGACAGACCGTCCTGAACCCGGCGCACGCACTTGGAGGCGTCGTCCATGATCGGCAGGTCTGCCGTCACGAACTGGAAAGCCTCTTTGTGGTACATCAGGCCCATCGGGTAGTTCGTGCTGGCCGAACCAACGAACGTCAGCGTTGCGCTGTTGAACGTGGTCGTGGTCAGGAGCGCACCCGCCGACGAGCACACGTTCTGCCTCGGACCCGACAGGTAGATCGTCGGGCTGACCGTGGACAGGCTCGCGCCAATCGCCGTGATGGTGAACTGCTGGAGCGCCGGATAGGCCGCCTTGGTCTCCGGATGACAGGCGTAGACGCCCGCAATCGTGAAGACCTCGCCAACCGTCTGCGCCGCCACGGCAACCGTGGTGTGCATGTCGATGGTGTTGTACGAACCATCAGCCGCAGCCGTACCCAGACCCGTCGAGTCCGTGGTGCCGGTCACGTCCGAGCCGTTCGCCATCGTCCAGATGCGCTCGTTCTCGTAGTAGTCCGCCATCGCGGTCCGGGCTACCAGACCTTCGGTGAACTGCTTGGAGATCGCGCCGCTCGGGTTGAAGTACGCAGCCATGCCGTTCACCAGCCCGGCCATCGTCCCCGAGTCGAACTGGATCGCGCGGTTCTGGTCCTTCGGGGCAAGGCCGCGGTTCAGCTTGGTACGCGCATCACCGGGGACCTGGAGCGTGGTGATCGCAGTACCAGCCGTGCCAGCGACGTTGTAGGTCGCCTTGGTCGATGCCGCGAGGTAGTCCGACTCAATGCCCGAGACGAGCGTCTTCACGGCCGGCTCGATATAGCGCGTCGAGAAGTCATCGATGGACAGGGCGAGTTCAACGGAGTTGAAGCGCATGTCCACGTGATCCTGCGTCGCGACAGTGATCGACTGGCTGACTTCGGACTGGTCCTGCACGTCCATGACGCGCGAGCCTTTGGTACGGGTGTACTGGTTGGGCTTGCGAACACGGAGGGCGGTGCCGATCTTTGCACCAGTGCGACCGAACGAGTCGTCGTACTGACGGTCGGTGGTTGCGATGAAAGCGCAAGACTCGTGCGCAACGCGCAGAACCTCGCGGGTGACCATGTCAATGGTCAAGACTGAGTTAGCCACAAAAATTCCTTACTTTTTGCGCTGCGCCTCTCGCCATTTCCGGTACTGCGCGTCGGTCATCTCCGGGGAGTAACCAATCGGCGCACCAGACTTGCCCGATACGGGCTCGATAGGCTTTGGAGCAGCAGATACCTTGGGTTTCGCAGCCATCTCGTGTTGGATAGCTGCGAGCTTTAGCCCTAAGCGGGCCGTTGAAAGTCCGTCGAGTTCCGCCGCAATCTCGGGGTGCTTGCCGAGGTACTGAATGAGCTTTGCGGGTGCGTCGGTCGAGAGAAGCACGTCACCAAGGGGCGTCGGAGAACCGTCCGGTCCTACGATTGGCCCCGCCTCTTCAATCAGCGCGTTCAGCGAGTCGGAGAAGTCCGAGAACTCCTTCTTTCCCTCTGCTGCCACGCGATTGCAGTTGGCGTCGAACTCCCTCTGCGAAGCGATCCGCTCTGCCAGGGTCAATGCCTCGCGCTCGAAAGCCTTCGCTAGATCCGGCTCTTTGGGAGCGGCATCTGCTGGCTGGGGAGCGGGTTGCGCTTGTCTAAAGCGCGCCAGTTCTGCGTCTCGCTGCTGAAGCTCCTGATGCATCCGGCCTTGCGTGCGGTCACGCTTGGTCAAAGCCCTTCGGAGGCGTTCAATCTCGATCTGCTCTGGTGTCTTCTCTGGGGGGGTTTCTTTAGCGCCCTCAGTCGCTACCTCTGGTGCCGCTTCTTCAGTGGCTTCCTCTGCATCGTTTTCGATCTCGGCAGGGGTCTCGATCAGTTCGTTCGTGGACATGCGTTTCCGCGTTTCGGCCGACTAGTCCCGGCGCGATAGACATGAAAAAAGCCACCCGGAGGTGGCCTTTGTTGGAAAGGGGTTGACTACTTCTTCAAGACCTTCTCGGCCTTGGCTTTGACAGCCGCAGGATTAGCTGCGTACTTGGACAGCATGATTGCCGCCCGAGCATGTTTCTTGTCCTCCACCGGGAAGGACCGATTCGGGCCGGCGAACTTGTCGCCCGCGAGCGCATTCCGAGACTTCGTGGTGAGTTTCACAGCATGTCCTTGATAATCTGGAGGATGAAGGCCAACTCCTTCTCGTCCTCGGTCGGCTCCGCTTTCTTCTTGGTCTTCTTGACCTTCGGAGCCGTCGGGGTCTTGTCTTCCTGCGCTTCCTTGATGCGCTGCGCCCGTGACTTCGGGGGCTTGTGCGGCTTGTGTACGTGCCCGCCACCGCCGCCATGAGAAGGCGGAATGACCGGCGAGCCGCCCTGCCCGTCCATTGCATCGACGGCGTTCAGTCCCTCGCTCACACCATCCGAGTAGGCAAAGACCGCCGAACTCGCATCGGAGATCGTCCCCGACTCAGAGACATCCCCGGTCGTCCCGCCACCACCCGACACGTTCGCATCGCTGACCCCGACCGTCTCGAGCGAGACCGCCGAGAATGACTGGTTCGCCACGAGGGAGTCCAGCACCGTCAGAGCATCGGAGAAGTTGCCGATCAGCGGCGGGATAACCAGGATCGCCTCTGCCTGCCTCCAGACAATCGGCGGGTTTCTTCCTCTGTAGAACGCCTGCCCCAAGGCGGTGAACGGGTAGACCTCGGAGTCCGAGAGCGTCAGCGCCTCAACAGAGGCCACGCTCCCCACGTAGATCGCGTTTACCGCATCGACAAGGGTCGGGCTCTCCGAGATCCCGGAGGCGAACCCGCTCGAATTGAACGTGCGCCGCCAGGTGATCGGGTGGCGCCGCGAGTGCCGGTACGAAGCTGCCGGCCCGATGACGGAGAAGGAGTCTGTAAGGGTCGCAGACTCCGCTGTGTCAGAACTTAGGCTGCTCGGGATGTGAGTGACTGAGCGCCAGACAATCTGGCGGTGCCGGGCACGGAGGATATGCACATCACGGCTCGAGCGTGAAGGTCACGAACAGGTCGTCACAACCCGTCGCCGTCGCCCGAAGCGTCACCACGTTCCCGTTCAGGTCCGCAGCAGGGAGGTCCGTGTAGTAGACGCCGTTCGCCAGTTCCGTCACTGCGCCCAGAGTACCGGCACCGAAGGCGCCGCCGTCGATGGAGCGGGTGATGGAGACCGTCTTGCCTGTCGCGGGCGCATGGGTGCTCGAGTCGGTCATCACGAACTCAAACTTGGAAAGGCTCTGGTTCTTCTTGGAGCTCGTCTGGATCTTGACGCTGTTGTTGGCGTCACAGGTCGGCAGTCCACCGTTCGCCGCTGCGTTGGCGTTCGGGAGAGCCGTGAGACCACCCCGCGTGCTGTCCTGGTTGTCCCAGCCGGTGAGTTCGATCTCAAGAGGCAGCGGAGCCATGTTCGCTGCACCCGAGAGGTGGATGCTCACGAACCGTCCGGAGGCAATCGCTGCGTTGGGGAGGTCCAGCCGATACCACCCCTTCATGTTGGTAGCGTCGATCTCCTTGAAACCACCGGAGGTGTATGCCGTGGTGACAGCAGCAAGTGTGACCAGCGTGATCTGGGCCGAGGCAGACAGGGGCAGCGCGTAGTAGGCGATCAGGCCGGAGGTGTTGAAGACCAGCCCCGAAAGACCCGCGCCCGTGGTCGAGGTGCTGTCCTGGATGAAGACGTTGACCGTCTGCGAGGTCGCGCCGGCCTTGATGGATAGTTTCATAGTGCCTTACTGGAGCGGGTTTTGGAAGAACGGGCCACCAGAGCCGAGTCCTGAGAGACCACCGGGGCGAAAGAACCCGCCAGCCGGAGCGTTGAAGAGGGTCGAGAACCAGTCGTTCGATCCGTCCCCGTGCAGGGACTGCATCTCCGCAAGGCTGAGTGCCTTGTTGAAGCAGGCCATGACGTGGTAGTTGCCCGGAGCATTTCCTAGCCCCGTCTTGCCGCCGAACGAGTTCGGAATGAATTGGCCCGGGAAGTCCGAGTCCGTGGCTGTGCCGTCCGATGCGAGGGAGCCAGACTCCAATCCGTAGTAGATGGTCTTCTGTCCACCCGCTACGTAATTGCCGCCGTAGGAGAACTTCGTCGTTCCGTTCGTCGGGAGCGCCGTACCACCGGCTTGCTTCGTCGCGCCCGAGAAAATCCACGTTCCCGAACTCGAGGCGCTTGCCCGACCTAGACCCCGGTCGTCGCCCGTGCCGTCGTAGATCGAGTACATGTACCCACCAGCACCTGTGCCCACCGTCATCCCGGAGCAGGCGCAGAAGAGGCCAACACCCGGCGCGGTGAAACTCATCGTCGGACCCGTCACCACGCTGATCGGCGTCACGCTGGAGTTGGTCGTGAAGTAACCCCGCGAGTTACCCTTCCATGTCCCGGAGCCACGGGTCACCCCTGAATCAATCGTGAGGGTCAGGTTGGAGACGAACTCCTTGATCGTGGTCCCGTCACTGTCTACAGCGATGCACAGCGTCAGGTTGGTCGCAATGCCGGAGGATTTGAGGGTATAGCTCATGCGTGTTTGTAGAGATACATCGTCCCGCCAGTCCCCGTGAGTTGCGAGATCGCGGCAACCACCCCGTAGTCAGGGATCGAGCACCACGAGACGCTTCCCCCGGCCTGCGTGGGGTTGTTGACACCGGCAGGAGGCGCCCGACTGCCTGTCTGCTGGGTCCAAGTACCCGAACCCGTGGGATTCAGTTCCCACAGCTGCCCAGCGGACAGCAGGAGGAAATTGCCCGTAACGGGATCGGAACAAATGATCCCGCTTTCCAGGCCCATTCCGCTTGCCGGAACACTCGGCATAGCGGTGTGCGTGCCGTCAGAGTTCAGCCGGTAAGCCAGCGTCGTGTTCCCGTTCCCGCCACCGTACAGAGCCACGTTCTTCTTCGGGCTGTACGCCATCACCGAGTTGTAGCAAGAGGCGTATCCGCTCGGGGTGACGCTCGTGAGGGTCGAGAGCCATCCGGGGACGGTCGGGTCGTAGATCGCGATCTCGCCGTTCTGGGAGATCGGGTTCGACGCGCCCGAGTTGAACAGCATGTACGCACCCTGAGCCCCAAGGGTGCGCCCGGTGAAAGGCCCCGACCACCAGCAGGAACCGAGGGCAACCTGGGAGTCACCGGAGGACACGTCCGTCTGATGGACGAGGGTCGTGTTCCCCAGCGTACAGGTCCACATCGGGATCACGCTGTTCGTGTGGTTGAACGCCGGATAGTGGAAGATGTCTCCCGTATACGGATTTACCTGTGTGTGCCCGTAGCCGTGCTCTGGCGTTCCTCCGTGCAACCCATCATCTAGAGCAGCAACCGCAAACGTTCCCGTCGTGTCGTTGAAGCGGGCGTAGAGTTGAGGAAGGGCACCGGGAGTGGTGTGGTCCTGCCCCATGATCTCAATGCGTCTAGCGATGGGATTCCACGGGAAATAGGTGCAGAAGTTGACCGCACTCCCCGAGACGCCGGTCTGACCGCCCAGCACCGAGTCCTGTCCGGTGCTCGTGACTTGCGCCCACGTCCCCGGCGCCATCGCTGCCGCTATGTCTCCTATCTTGCTCACCCCCAGCGGCAATCCACCGCTCGGGGCGATGATCGGATACCGGCTGACGATGGCGTCGTTGTAGTTGATCTGCGTATCAGGACGACCGGAGGCAATCGTCACCGTGTCCGTGACCGTCCCGCTCGGAAGTGATCCGGGCGCGATCTCCAGCACCACGTAGCTGTCACCCGCACTGGTGACGTTGATACGCAGGATGCCGTTGGCGTTGCTGAATCCCCGCGACGAGCCGAATGACTCGCCGTTGCCGTGCCACCGGAATAGACCCGTGCTCGAGACGTACTCCAGCGTTCCGTTCCCTGTCGGCGTTCCGTTCCCCACCGCGAGGATCGTTGCCCCCGTGATGTTGCTCGTGCGCGAGGAGACGTGATTGCCGCCCGCGATGCGGTTCGTCACATAGGGCAGCAGCCACAGGTTGTCGTAGTTGTTGTAGACCCCCTGCTTGACGATTGCCCCGGTGTCGATCAGCTTGGTATACCCGCCACCGCTCGCCCGCTCGGCCCAGACCATATAGCGGCTCGTCGCTGTTCCCGAGATCCCCCGGGCGACCCGGAAGGTGATGCAGACCCACTCATCGGGGTAGAGCCTGAAACCACCAGAGAGCGGATCACCAAGACCGGGCTGGTATTGCCCCAGACTCTTCGCTGAGTACAGGCCGCCGTATCTCGCCCGGTCCTGGGCACAGGATGACCAGGCAGAACCCGTCTCCGGATCGGTCCCGGTCAGCGGATTCGCCCCGTGGTCTACGAGGTTCTGCCACCTGAAATCCGTGCTCGAGCAGTTCGTGACTGCCGGCTGGTCGTAGGGGACGAAACCACCCAGCCCGTCCTGTGCATACGCCTCGAGAAGCCCTCCGTTGTAATCCATCTGGACCACGAACTCGTTCCCGACGCTCGAGGAGCCGTGATAGCTCATGATCGAGAGCTTGTTCCCCGCGTCCCCCGATGACTTCGGCCAGGACTGGAAGGCAAACGCTCTCGGAGCCCTGACCAGATACGAGCCCCAGATCACATCCCCGTCGCCAATCGTGGTGACCGACGAGAAGTTGATTCCGACGTTGCCAGAGTTGGCGTTGTCCGTGTTCAGCACCGCGAACTTGACCGAAGCAAGAGCGGTCCCGTGCGAGACAGTCGTGTCACGCGATACGTTCCCAACGAGCGGGTCGTTGAGGATGTACGCACCGACCGCCGTGCTGGTGTCCGTGACCACCGGCAGCGTCCCATCCAGGCGATCCGCCCAGATGATGTTTCCTGCGCTCCGGGTGCTCCAGTTATCCGTCGCGCCCGCTGCTACCGTCTGCGGCGCGCTGGTACTGTTCGCGCTCCCTACGCTATTGGTGGCGATCTCCCGCACCCGCAGCAGATGGGTGACATCCCCCGAGACTGGCGTGTACGTGGAACCAGTGGCCCCGCTGATATCGACAGCATCCAGCGTCCACTGCTGCGTGATCGTCGGCGTTGGGGAGCCCAAGACCGTCCCCAGCGTGTACGAGCTCGCAACACCCGCTTGGGGAGTGCTCCCGATGGACGGCGCGACACTGAACGAGGGCGCCGTGAGGACGATGGAGCTGGTCGAATCGACCGGGGTCAGCGACTCGGCAACGTCTGGGTTGGGAATCCCCGCACGCGAGCCAACCCCGCGCCGAACGAAGGGCGATCTACGGTGCACTTACAGGCTGAGGGTGTAGGTGACGGTCAGGCTGTCCGAACTGGCAACAGTTCTTGCCCCACCCGAGAACGTCCCGACCGAGAACAACGTGCCCGTGGTGTTGTCTACCGCGGTCGTGCCGTTGATGTTCAGGAAAGCCCCATCTACCGTTCCACCACTGGTAAAGGCGAAGGTGTACGTCCCAGAACTTGCCTTGCTTCTGCTGCCGGCGCCGGAGCCCGAGGCCGAGGCCCAGGAGACCGTCTTTCTCGTTCCTGTATAGGCAGGAGCATTCGCGCTCCCGACCTCGTTCCAGCCCGCGTGCGAGGTCTGGGTGTCAGCGACGACAGCAGACCCAGAGCCCTTCAGCCCGAGGTACGTCGATGCAACGTAGGACGAGCCGGCAAGGATGGTGTCGAGCAGGAGCTTGGCCCCTACGTCGGTCACGAGGTTGGGACACTCGATGGTCTCGAGGAGGTCGCCGGCACCGTTGCGGTGCTCGATGACGTAGTGACCGACGACTTTCAGTGGTTCCATTAGGCTTCGACCTTATCGACGGCGTACGAGCCATCGGGTTGTTTCTTGATGCTGATGCTCGACTTCTTGGGCTTGGAGATGTGCTGCCTGACCTCTTCCAAGCCCTTCTGGAGCTTCTCCAGATGCGGGGTGAGGTCGGGTGCTTTCGGCTCTGGAGGCTTCGCCGCTGCGGCTTTCTCGTCTGCCGCCCTCTGATCTGCGGCTTGCTTGTCCGCCTGTTGAGCAGAATGGACGGCCAGTTGCTTCTGGGTGTCGGTCTTGTTCTGCTCTTTGGCGAGGTCGGCGGTGATCCGTTGTCCCTCGAGCACCTGGTCTGCCTCTCGAGCCTGTGCCGCCTGTTGGGCGTCCGCTTGGGCCAGGATGAGCTGGACCTCGGCATTGAGCCGGGCGATACGCTCTGCGCTGGCGTCCTTCTCGCGCTGGATGGCAAGCTGGAGGTTGGCCTCGGTCGCGCTCTTCTGCTTCTCGAAGGCGAACTCCGCAGCCTTGATCTGCTGCTCGCCCTGAATCCGCATCTGCTCGACGCTGCCCTTGGCCTTGGCGTCCTGAGTGAGGCTGACCACTTGCCCGTGAGCACCCTGGAGCGCGTCCTCGAGCTGGGCGATGTGCTGCTGGAGCGCCGCCATTTGGGCTTGAGCCGCGGGCGGGATCTCCTGACCGTCGTCGCTCTCCGCTTGCTGGATCTGCGGCGGGAGCATCATCTGGAGGCGCTTTTGGGCTTTCTCAGCCTCGGGCCAGTCCTGCGCCCCCACCCACAGATCGGCAAGGATCGGCGTCAGGTCCGGAGCCGCTTGCATGATCTGCGCGAGGTTGTCCGCCTGCTCCTCACGCAAGGAGGCAAAGGCAGGACCAGACTTCACCCGCACGTCATACGAGCCGATGCTGGGGTTGATCGCGACAGTCCGCTTGCCTTGCTTGATGCTCGGCTGGCGCATGTCGGGCTCGATGCTCACGAAGTCGTGGCTGTCGTCCTCCTCGACAATGCGGGCCTGCCGCTGCGTGTCGAACACACGGGGGATCATGTCCAGGCAGACCATCGCGAGGCGCTCGATGGCCCTGTCGCGGTTGTCCACGTAGTGGAAGTTCGCCGTGTCGCCCTGCTTCTCGCGGTTCCTGATCGCGATGCCGCTGGTCTCGTTGCCCTGCTGCCCGAGGTTCGCCTTGAACATGCCCAGCGAGGCTTCCATGTCCTGCGAGGCGATCTGCGCCGCATTGGCGAAGGCCACAGGGAAGGCGGGCGGGGCTAGGCGTGTAGGAGCCGGGATCGGGTTGTTGTCGCTCGAGATGGAGTTGTACGGCAGGTATGCCGGATTGCTCGAGTTCAGTTGCTTCCAGTCGTCCTCGAAGCCTTCCACGCCCTCGAAGGGCACGATGAAAGGAGCTTTGGGCTGCAACGCCAGGCTCTCGGTCAGCGCCGATTGCATGTAGTTGTAATGCCTCTGCGGGTCCATCATCCGGCGCGTCATCCCGCACAGATACCGCTTGCCGTCGATCCAGACCTCATACCCAAGACCGGGGACGAGCGGGATGTACTGGCTCGGGAACAAGGTCTCCTCGAGCACCTCGGCGCCGGTCATCTTGATCCACGAGACCTTGCGGTCCTTGTGGGTGAAGTTGGACAGCAACTGAGCACCCGCGGGCTTGGCGTTCCGGTGGTAGTCCTCCTCGCCGTAGGTGCTGGTCTGCCCGTTCAGGGTCGCAACGATGCGGTTGGACTTCTTCTCGTCTACGCAGAAGTACTCGCAGATCCGCACGTTGTCCTCGGTGAACCAGCCACCGTCTGACTCGCCCTCCCAGCTCTGGTCCTTGGCCTTGGGGTACAGGGCCTTGAACTGAGACTTGCTGTAGACGGTCTCCGCAAACCCGTGCATTGCGTCAGAGCCGTCCTGCGTGCTCCACCCGGCCTGGAGCATCACCGACTTGGGGTCGTGGACCCGCATGATGCGGATCTCTTGCTCGTTCGTTTCGGGACGCATGATCTGCGGCACCACGCGGAGCCAGCCCAGACCCACGCGGGCCTGCTGCTCGATGAGCATGTCATAGGCCGCCGCAGCCCTCGAGACGTACTCGATGTGCCTGAAGCTGCCGTTCAGCTTCTCGGCAACCTCAATGTCCGCCTTGCTGTCCACGGGCATGACGTGGATGCTGGGCTTGTTCTGCCGAGCGTCGTTGACGACCTGGGAGATGAACTGGTTCGTGCGGTCGAAGGTCAGGCACGGGCGGCCCTTGCGGACCTGGAGCGCGGTCTCGTCCCACTGCTTCGGATCAGCAGGGTTGGAGAAGCGCAAGTCCTCGGTCATGCGACGATGCTGCTCGTGCATGTCGTCGCGAGCGTCCTTATAGGCCTCCTTCGCGCTAGTGAGTAGGTCTTGCTGTGCCATTCAGTCTTTCGTACCCATTGGCCCACTGGCGCATCTCTTCAGCCATGCGCGCGTACCACTGCTCGCGGGTCTCGTCCTCGCGCTGCTTGAGGCGCTCGCACCGAGCCTCGTAGCTCTCGCCCGTGTAGAAGCCCGACATGACCTAAGCCGCCATCCAGTTAGCGGGTGCTTGCATGCGCTCTCGAGGCGCTCTCGGCTGCTCGTCCCTGTGCCCGACGCAGAGATACCGGAAGGCGTCTGCCGCGTGGCTGGTCCAGTCGTGGAGCGGGCCCATGCTCACCTGACGCTTCTCATCGATCTTCTCGCGGTACTGCCTGAGAGCATCAACACCAGTCGCGGTCTTCACCTTGTCGAACCACATCCGGGGGATGGTCAGCCGCGCCGCACCAATGCCGTCAGCCACCTCCATCTGCTTGACCACCGTGAAGGTGACGCCAAGCGAACGGGCCACTTCCCATCGGCTCTTGCCAGTACCAAGCTCGCGTACCTGTATGTCGTGCGGCCCATAGTGCTGCCCGTACAGGTAAGGCTTGCTCTGTAGCAGCCGAACGTAATGGTCCAGGCCGTATCCCGAGGCTTCGTAATAGTCGATCACCCTCAGTTCACGGCCCACGCTCTGATAAAACCAGATCGACATGGAGTCGCTGATCCCGAGGTCCCACGCGGTGTGGGTCTTGAGCATCGGATCGTGAGGGACCGTGCTGATCCGTCCCGCAGCCTCAGCTTCCCTCAGCTCCTTGGCGAAGTAAGCCCCGGTAATCGCGGCTTCGAACGAGCATTCCATCTCTTGGTCGTACTCGTTCTCGGGCATCATCTTGCGCAGGGTCGCGAGCTCCTCGGGGTCGAGAATCCCGGTCTCCGATGCCTTCAGCGTCTGGTGGAACCAATCGCTGTCCGTCTGCGCGGTCTTGAACGTGTCCCCGAGCAGGTTGCCCCAGCCCTTGGGCGTGCCGCTGATGTCGAGCCAACCCTTGCGGTCAGCCAAGGCGGGGAGAATGATGGCCGTGAGGGTCGAGGTGGGAACTGCTTGCCCCTCGTCCACCACAACGCCGTCGAAGTACAGCCCCCGCATCCGCTCGGCGTTCTCCGCGCCGTAGAGCCTGATCGTGGCCCCGTTGTGCGGGTAGACGACCGACAGCTCGGACTCGGAGACCTTGCCACCCATTGCCAGGATCGGCTGGCTGTAGTGCTTGAGGTACAGCCAGGCGATGTCCTTGGCCTGGGTGTAGGTCGGGGCTAGATAGCCGAAGCGGGGGCGGTCCTTCTTGCAGAGAGCCGCAGCCCTGATGAGCTTGTTGATCCGCGCCACCGTCTTGCCGGCGCGGCGATGCGCTACTGTGACGCTGTAGCGCTTGTCTGCTTCGTGGTATGAGGCGAACGCGGGCCGGGGAAGATAGGGGATCGTTACGAGCTTTGGCTCAACCATCCGAACAGGATCTCGCCCGCCGCACCCTCGCCGCCCACCGTCAAAGGCAGGAGCTTGGGATAGATCGAGCTCCAGAACAGGCGCTCGTTCTGCGGCTCTTCCTGCGCCCAGGCGATCAATCTCTCGGTGCCACCCAGACCCTCAGCCGCGAGCGCTATCGCCTCCTTGGCGGCTGTAGTGGCCTTGTTGGGCACTCCCTTGGGACGACCCGGGCCGGGCGTGCCTTTGCCGATTCCAGCCGTTACTTTTTCGGGCTCGTGGGCGGGATCGGCGTAGATCGGCATCTCAGTGCAGCGTTCGTCCGCCGTCGTTGTCCCATGCGGTCTGGGCTCGCATCCGTTCGGTCATCTCCGCGAACGCATGCTCAAGTGCGTGCTTGAATGCCCACGCCAAACCACGTAGCGCCGCCTCTTCCTTCTGCTCAAGAAGCCACGCAGCCGTTCCCACGTCGATGGCGTTACTGTCGGCGCTCGCCTTCACGCGGAGGGCGAATTGCGGCTCCAGCGTTGCCAGGAACTCCTGCTCAGTCATTACGCAGCCGGCGCAGCGGCAGCAGCGGGGTCGATGGCGTCGAGTGCAGCCTTGCCAGCCACGAGTTGGGCGGTGACCGCAGCCAGGTCGGCATCGGTAGCAGCAGCGGGGACGATTGCGGCAACGCGGGCAGCGAGGGCAGCGATGGCGTCAGCTTCGGCTTGTGCGGCGGCTTGGAGGTCGGTGAGCGAGGACATGAGTTTCTCCAGAATGGCGTGGTTGGCTTGGAAGAGCGCGATTAGCTGGCCCAGGTATGAGTCGGGCGGATCACGGTGGAAGAAGCGCCGGCAACTGCGAAGGAGCGGGCGAAGGGGATTGCACATCAATGCAGAGGGTTCGTGTCGCAGTAGTCGCAGAAGCCGCGAGGGTCGAGCTGGCGACCGCACCTCTGGCACTCGGTCTCGATCTGCTCTGCGTATGCACTTGCCTTGAGCAAGACGTAACAGAGGACGAAGGCCAGGAGCAGATTGACCATTTGTAAAGTTGGCCGGTGTTACACAAATCTACTTGACTGCGGGTGATTGCGGTAATACATTGGAGTCACACCAACCGGAGAACATGATGACCAAGACCCAAGCGATCAGCCTCCTGCTCCAGGCCTCTATCCAAGCCCACGGTGGCGACGTTCAAAAGGGCTTCGACGCGATCATGGGCGAAGGCGCCTACCTGAAGCTGGCCGGCGAAGTCTGGACCGCCCTCCGCGCCAAGGCCTGAGGGCCTTATGAGCACCAAACTCGAACGCATCTACGCAACTCAATGCACATGCAGCGCGTGGAAGCCCGGGCTTTGTGGCTTCTGCGAATCTACGGGCCGCCCTTGGCACTGCGAGAGCTATGCCAATCCACCTCCACGCCCGCCCAACGACCGAGGACAGGGGCGCAAGCCCCTCCCCCCCGCCGATAAGCTCGTTGTCGGCTCCGTGCGCCTGTCCCCCGCTCAGTGGGAGAAGCTGGAGAAGCTGGGCGGCGCCAAGTGGCTCCGTGAGCGCATCGACCGCGCCCGTCTGTAGGTGCTCCCGCACAACGGTCAACCGCCTCTATGCACTAAGACGGCAGTAACAGGCGCGATCCGGGCGGGAGCTGAAACGACAGAAGCCACTCTCGGGTGGCTCCTGGGATGGCGCAGCCTGCCTCCAGGCAAGTGCAACCACTGAATGATTCAGATCGCGCGAGTCTGCCACACCTGAATCCGCTTGTCAAGCCCTGTTTTTCAGCATTGACCGGCCGTCGTGGATCAGCAGCGCCAGCCCCAGCCTTGTTACCGCCAGGCTCCGCTGCACCTTGCCCGGGTGGACGCGCCAGAAGACGTAATGCCAGCGGATGGCGTCCCGGTTCTTCGCCGGTAGCTGGGCTACCTGCTTCTCGATCTGGTGCCCGTCCAAGGTATCCACGGGCGTCTTGGCGGTCGATACCCACACCTCCGACGAACGGTAATGGCGGAACATCGGGGCGCAGGCCGAGCCGGGGCGGACGGTGACGTACCGGCTCCAGTTCATGAGCCTGTCGTGAATTGCCAGGTGCTCGTCCCTGACCTCATGTAAGTCAGAGTCCTCCCGCTTCATTCAGCCATACCCATAGGTCAGCCCGTTCAGCGTCTCCGGATAGCTGGCGTACAGCCGCGCCCATTTCTCGCGGATGTGCTCTGCGGCGCCGATCAGGCTCACCTCCCGGTGCCCGTCCACCGTCTTGAGCAGGAAGCGCCAGGGCTTGTAGTTCTGCCGGAAGGCGAGGATGGGTTCGACCCGCAGATCCTCTGCCTGCGCGCAGGCTTGCCGCCACCACGCGGGGATTGCAAGCCGCTCCACCCGCTTCACCTCGATGCAGAAGCCAAGCACCTCCAGGCAGTCGCCGCCGCCCTCCCGGCTCTGGACGAGGTTGCGCTTGAGCGATTGCCCGAGCTCATCCCCGAGCACCTTGAAGCATTCGAGCTCGCCGCGGGCGCCCTTGGTGCGGGATCGCTTGCCGCTCATTCAGGCTCGGCCTCAACGACAGGCAGCGGAACGAGGCGATCCCTGAACGGGGCCACGTCAAGCGCGAACTGAGCGCGCAGGTTGACGCATCGCTTGATGAGATCGGGGTACGGGAATTCGGTAACGTGCTTCTCGAGCTCGTCCAGGTCATCGAGGGACTTCATCCATTACCTCCACCAGTCGCGGGCCGGCAGAGTAATAAGCGAAGTTGCCGTCCTTGCCGTAAGACAGCCACCCCAACCTCACCGCGCTCCTGAGCCGATGCCATACCAGCCGGCTAGAGACGTTGAGGCTTTTCTGGATCTCGTCCGAGAACACGACCGCGCCACGCTCCCTGCGGACGAGCAGGAGGCATAGACGAAAAGGGATGCCGTCGAGATGCATCATTGCGGCATCCAGATCCGGGCGCTCTCGACCGTCGCGTGGTGGATGTGAACCGCGCCTTGAGACTCGAGCGCCACGAGGATCGTGTAGACCTCCTCGTGCGACAGGCCGAGGGCTTCGCGCACCTCGAGAGCTGTAGCCGGGAGTTGGGACAGGACTCGCTCAGTCATTTCTCGTCTCCCAGCACTGCGCGCCACATCGTTTTCTGAGCACCAGACAAGCCACCGAAGCGTTCGCGGGCTTTGAGGGAATGCGCCCATGCGCGATCGCCGTACTTTTCCTTGTCCACGAATGGCCCGGATGGCACCTGCTCCACCACATACGCCTCGTAGCACTGGAAGCATCGGGAGCCGTAGTTGCCGAGCGTTTCCTTGAGCGTGGTCTTCGAGCAGACCTGACAGGGCCCGAAGTAGACGGGTTTCCCGTCCTGCTGCTCGTTGAGCTTTTCGACGGTGTTGCGGTAGCTGCTCATGCGGCCCTTTCTGCGGCTTTTCCAAGCCAGTTCGACCATGACTGTCGCCACCCCCGGCGCGTCTTGCGTCTGCCGGCCCCCTTCGCCGCGGTCCAGTACTGCCGGAACCGCTCGCTCTCGGTGAGGATGCGAGCGCGGGGAAAGCCAAGAGCCTCGGCGTCGGTGCCCCACTCCTCCGGAAGATCGAAGGTTTTGCCTAGAGGAACGACGGCGCGTTCCGGGATGTCTCGGGCATTACTTCCATCAAAAGCAGGTGGGGACGGCGGGACGGCGCGAAGCGACGACTCCGCTATCTCTTTCTTTGGTTCTTGGTTATTGGTTACTGGTTCTTGGTTAGGGTTCGATTCGGTTAGCGTCTGGAAACCGTCTGGGTTCTTTGTGGGTTCTTCGTGGGTTGTCTTCGGCCTGCCGCCCAGCTTCCCAACCTCTCTATTGCGCTCTGCCTTGGCTTTGTAGGCGGCGATCTCTCGCTCGCATCTGGGTTGTGCCCAGAGGCCCGCTACTTCCACGAAGAAGTCGTGCAGCACCATCTCCAGGGCCTCGTGCTCGTCGGCTGTCTTGGCCCCGATCAGCCGCGCGGCAGTAGCCTCATCCAGCGGCTTCTCGGTCGTGTAGTAGAGGTCGAGCAGCCGCGCATAGACACCGTGCTCCAGCAGCGACAGATGCGACGTGTCCCGGAGGTAGTCGCCTATGTGCCGGCTGTAGTAGTTCATCGCTTCAGCGCAGGCACCACCAGATCACCCACGCATACATCGCCGCAGCGAGCGTCATGTAGATCAGCCAAAAGAGGCCAACAGGGTTCGGCGTTTTCATGTCAGCGTCCTCCTACAGCGGTATGTAACTTGCGTGGTCCCATGTTCGCGGGGGGTCACTCGGAGAGTTCGCCCCACTCCGTCTGGATTTCGATTCCATTGCCACGAATCAGGCGCTGGATGAGACTGCTCTCATGGACCCGACCAGCAGCCCACTCATCGAATATCTCGGCCCCCAATTTGTTCTTGGCGACCCGCCGAGACTTGGCTACGGCGTCGAAGACATTGAAGACCTTGCGCGAGACAAAGAAGCGCATCTCGACCAGTTCCTCTGCGGAGTCAGAAGCCATGGATAGGCTCACCGATACGTCCGTCCAAGCAGTCGATGCTCAGGACTTGGCATGGGCCAAGAAGGCGACGGCGGAAGTGGTCCGTCGGGTCTTGCTGGGGCTGCTGGCTGATGCCTATGCACGGGCTGTTGATTCACTCGGAGACTCCCCATGAATGGTTGCTCGGTAGGCTTCGCGCGCTGCGAGCGCCTCTGTCTCTGTGGCGTAAAGGCCGAGCGACTTCTTGCCGAGCTTGGACAGCCATGGCGTGGCCAGCCCCGGGTAGAGAAAATAGACCCCCCGGTTGGCCTTGGTCTTGCCGCGCCACTTGGCTACGGCCTCCCGGCTGTTCTCTACGCACGATTGGATGTGGACGTTGCCCATCTCATAGGCGCCGTCATCACGGATGCGCGACATACAGTAAAAACTCTTGCCGCGCCCATGCAGTCCGAGCCTCCCGCTGGACTCCCAGATGGAGTACCACTCCGGGAACGTCAGGTGGAACCCGATGCCGCGACTGCCCGCACTACAGCGCTGATGCGCGAATCGTTGAAGGGAGCCGTCTTTTCGGTGCGTGCGCCACGTAGCGAGATCAATCCCCCACTTTTGGCGGACCCGCAATTCCATGGCGCCGGTCTTGCGCGCCAGCTTCGCGGAGGCCGAGCGATGTATGCCGCCGTCGATGCGAGAAAGGCCCACCTTCTTGAGCAGTTGGCGGACACGCTCGCGCGTGATGCCGTACTGCTGTCCGATCTTTTCGCACGTGATGCCCTGCCTGTACATCGCGGCCATCTGCTGCGTACGAGGCTCGGTCGCGTGGTCCTTCTTGGGCCGGGCCATCATTCGCCTCGCAGCACGCCCCACGCAACGTCGGGGCGGAGCTCCTCGCAGCGGACGCCAGTCAGGCGCTCGATGTCGGGACAGGCTTCGGCCGGAATGCGCTTCTTCCAGTGATTGAGGGTTTGGCGTGACCTACCTAGCTTTGTCGCCAGGGCTTGCATCCCGCCCGCCGCCGCGAATGCCCGCGCAATTGGAGTTTCCACGCAGCGAGTATCGCATATCGGGACTCGCAAAGTCCAGACTTTCGGTACAAACCGTTTGTCATAACGAACCCGTCCGTTACGCCCCGGCGTACCCTTCGCTAATGGCGTTCGGGGAAAGGCTTCGGGGGCTGCGGCAGGTCGCTCAAATGAGCGGCACGGCCTTGGGCGCCCGACTGAGCCTGTCGAAGCAGACCATCTCCCATTGGGAGAACGGACATCACGAGCCGAACATCGCGCAGATCGGCCAGATCTGCGACATCTTCAATATCAGCGCCGACTACCTGCTGCGCGGGATCAAGACGGGCTCCCTCGGCCCGGAAACGCAGCGCTGGGCAGAGCACTTCCAGGCCCTCCTGCCCCACGAGCGCGACAAGTGGACAACCATGCTGGCGATGGCGAGGGACGGCCCCGCAACCGAGCTGGGTCATAGCGACATGATGGATCTCGACCTAGAACTTCCATTTGGAGAGGAGGAGATGAAACGTGCCAAGCGATAAGCCCACCCTCGAGCTTCTGCCCGACCACGTATCGCATGACACCGTGGAATGCCTAGTCACCCTGCTTGAGCGCGCCAGGGCCGGTGAGGTGACGGGGATTGCCTACGCTGTGGTGCTCCACCGACGACGCTACGTCGTGGACACTGCAGGCGCCGCCAGGCGCTATCCGACCTTCTCGCGGGGAATGATCCACGCCCTGGACGACAAGCTGGCCGAGATGATCCGCCCTCGGGAATAGTCCACACCCCGCGCCGCGCCGCCACCTTCGGGTGGCATTTTTTCGTCCTAATCCCGTAAACCGAGACTTTCCCGGTCTCGTCATTACGAGACTGTCTGTCTGTCGTGTCCCGAATTGCTTGACCTCGTTAGTCCCGATAAGCGATACTCTCGGCATGCACTCAGGGTGGGTGCAAGGAGAGACCGGATGACCCCCATCGAGTACTTCCTAGCCGCAGATCCGAACCTTGCGGAGGCCTTCAGGCGCGCATTCCCGAAACGGCCCGGGACCGATTGGGACCAGCTCGCACAGGACGACCGCGACACGTTCGATGCGAGGCTTGACGCGATGCCCGAACCGCTCGGAGGCGACGAATGATGCTCATGCCCGGACACACGATTGACATCGGCCATCTACCCAAACGCTTGGAGAACGCGATGAGTAAGCACACGCCGGGAGAGTGGAAGTTGGCCTCGGACGAGGGCGCCGGATTCGTGTATTCGCTCAATGCGCGCGGTGTTAATCGCTTCTGGTTCAACGTCAGCCCTGGCAACCTTGACGACAAGTCGCGCACACCGGACGAGGAGTGCATGGCAAACGCCCGACTCTGCGCCGCCGCGCCAGAACTGCTGCGAGCGCTGAAACGGTGCCTCCCCTTGATTGAGGGCGAAGTGCCGATGGAAGCAATCGCCGCCATTGCCAAAGCGGAGGGAGCATGAACGAATACAAAGCGATGCTGGGTGACACAGAGGTCACTGTCCGCTTCGAATTCGAGCCGGCGTGCCCCGGCCACGGAGCGCATCCCGACTACGACGCCTACGTGACCATCGAAGAGGTCTGCATCGGCGGCGTGTGGGTCGGCTCCAACTTCATCGCGCCTGACTGGTGCTCGGAAACCGAGGACTTGATCCTTGCCGATCAGGGCCGCTCGCTCCAAGAGGAGGCCGCGATGTGCCGGTGGGAGCAGGAACAGGAGTATTTGATGGAAAGGAATTATCCATGAGTCACTTCAAGACCAAGGACTGGCGCTTCGGCG